TAAAATATATAGAGAAGGATATGGGTTGTATGCAGTAAATGGTATTTTATTTAATCATGAGAGTCCAAGAAGAGGAGAAAATTTTGTTACTATGAAAATAGTGAATGGTGTAAAAGATATTGTATCAGGAAAGAAGAAAATGATTCAACTAGGTAATTTAAATAGTTTGAGAGATTGGGGACATGCACGAGATTATGTTCGTGGAATGTGGATGATGTTACAACAAGATAATCCAGATGACTTTGTATTAGCAACAGGAGAACGGTATAGTGTTAAAGAATTTGTAGATAAATGTTTTAAATTTAAAAATATCACTTTAACTTGGTCTGGGTCTGGATTAAAAGAAGTCGGCAAAGATAAAGATGGAGTAGTAAGGGTAAAAGTTAATAAAAAATATTTTAGACCTTGTGAAGTTGATATTTTATTAGGAAATCCAGAAAAAGCTATAACTAAACTAGGATGGCATAGACAATATGATACATTAAATAAATTAATTAGGGATATGTTTGGTGATTAATTATTAAATAATTTTAAATTAATTAAAACTATTTAAGCAAATGAATTAATAACTTATATTAATGAAAATAAAAGTTGATAATAGAGAGCATACTTTAATTAAATTACTGAATGCATTAAAAACACAATATGAATATAGTTTTGAAATTGTAGTAGAGAAATTAGATCTAGGTGATATTATAATTTGTAAAGATGAAGAAGAATTATTAATTATAGAGAGAAAAAATTTAAATGATCTAGCTAGTTCATTGCGAGATGGAAGATATAGTGAACAGTCATATAGATTAAATGGGTTGCCTATGCATAATCATAATATAGTATATTTAGTTGAAGGTAATTTATCATTTTATAGTAGTAAATATAGTAAAGTTAAGCCTGAAACTTTATATGTAACAATGTTTTGTTTGAATTATTTTAAGGGGTTTTCAGTAATAAGAACTTTTGATATAACTGAAACAGCTGAATATATTTTAAGACTAACTGATAAATTAAGTAGAGAGGAAAAGAAATATGGATATTATCATGAAAAATTTGTTCCTAGTGAAAAAACATATACTAATGTAGTTCATAAAGTTAAAAAGAAAAATATTACACCAGAAAATATAGGTGAAATAATTTTAAGTCAAATTCCAGGTATAAGCGCAACAACATCAAAAGTTATATTAAATAAGTTTGGTTCCCTCTATAATTTATTAAAAGAAACAGAAAAAGATAGAAAATGTCTTGAAGGTTTGGTTTATAAAACAAAAGCTGGAAAGGAACGTAGGATATCAAAAACTTGTATAGATAATATTATACAATATTTATTATATCAGAAGACAAATATTATCAATATAACAACTTAAATTAAATATATTAATAATAATACCATTTAAAAGTATTATTTAAAAATAATAGAATAAATAAAATTATAATGAGCATAGTAAATTATATTTATTCTGATTATAATTTAAATTTTAATGATAGATTTTTTTTAAATCAATGTCATTATTTAAAATCATTAAATTATGATTTCATTAAAATTGATTATAATGATGATGTTTCAAGAAATATTAAAGAAATAATTAATATTATAGAAAAAATTGGTATAAAATTAATAATAACTATTAAAAATAATAATTTATTAAATAAATTATATTCAAAAATAAAATATGTTGAGATTTTTGAACCTTGTGATATGATAGATATATCAAAAAATTTAATATTAAATACTACCTGGGATGAATATTGTAAAATATATAAAGGTGATAATAAATATTTTAATATAATTATTACAGATATTTATAATATATCTTATAATGAAAACAATATAAACTTGGGTATTTATATAACTAATGAAAATGATATATGTTATACAAATTTAGGTGTAAAAAATTTTTATATAAAAAATTCAGTTATTTCTACAACAATTAATGATTGGTCTGGTGTTAAAAAAAAATTTAAAAATTTTGATTATACTTTTTTTAAACAACATGAAAATAAATTAAAAATAATAGTGACAGGTGTTACAGGACAAGATGGTTCAAATCTAGTTGAATATTTATTAAACAATGTTAATAATATAATAATATTTGGAACAATAAGAGATTTATCAAGTTTAAAAAATAAAAATTTGAGTAAATTTTGTATAAATAATAAATTTATTCCAATAATATTAGATTTATGTGATGAGGATAGAACTAAAATGATATTTAAAAGCATTATGCCTGATTATTTTTTTAATTGTGCAGCACAAAGCGTTGTGAATAAAAATGTTGATATAACAACTTTAAAAGTAAATACATTAGCACCTTTATTTCATATGGATTGTATAAAAAATATAACTCCAAAATGTAAATATTTATCTTGTGGTTCTTGTGAAGAATTTGGAATAACAGAATATTATCCACAAGATTTAAGTCACAATTATAATCCTATAAATATTTATGGAATAACAAAATTAGCCACACATAATATTGTTAAATTTTATAGAAAACAATATAATTTGTATTTGTGTCATGTTATATTATATAATCATGAAGGTATAAAAAGAGGTGTAGAATTTGTTTCAAGAAAAATTAGTAAAGAAGTAGTGCGTATAAAAAATGAATTAGATAGTAATGAATTTAAATTTCCAATGTTAGTAGGTAATATATTTTCTAAAAGAGATTGGTCTGATAGTGAAGATTTTGTAGAGGCATTTTGGAAAATTTTAAATCATAATACACCACAAGATTATATATTATCTTCTGGATGTAATTATACAGTGAAGGAAATGATAGATATTGCCTTTAAGGTATTAAAAATAAAATTAAAATGGCATTATAATAGTAGTAAACCGTTAGAAACAAAAGCAATTTATAAAGATAAAATTCTTGTTACTATTAATAAAAAATATTATAGGGATAATGATGAAAAAAGAAATTTTATAGGAGAAACCAATAACACTAGAAAAAAATTAAACTGGCAACCAAAAGTTTCATTTGAAGAATTAATTACAAAAATGGTAAAACAAGATCTATGTTTATATAATTTATAATTTAAAAATTTAATAATATATAAATTATATTATGTTAAAACGAGTTTTAAAAAAAGAAACAGAACATATTTATATTATAGCAGAAATTGGAATAAATCATAATGGTGATATTAATACAGCATTAAAATTAATAGAAAAAGCTTATGAATCAGGTGTTGATGCTGTAAAATTTCAAAAAAGAAATATAAATAAAATTTATAATGAAAAAACTATTAATGACCCAAATAGTGCTGAATGGAATATTGAATATTTAATGAAAGAATTAAAAAATTTGGAGTTTGGAAAAGAAGAATACGACATAATATATAATAAGTGTAAAGAATTAAAACTTGATTTAATAATTACTCCATTTGATATAGAGTCTGTGGATTTTGTTTTAAATTATAATGTTGTAGCTTTTAAAAATGCATCTTGTAATATGAATAATTATGAGTTATTAGATTATATTTCTACGAAAAATTTACCTGTTTTAATTTCAACAGGTATGTGGAGTGATGAAGAAATAAAAGAATCACTTATTTATTTTAAAGAAAAAAAAATAGATTATACTTTATTACTTGCAAATTCAACATATCCTTGTCCTTATCAAGATCTTAATATACAATATATTAATAAATTAAAAAAATATTCTAATGTAGTAGGTTATTCAGGACATGAACGTGGTAATTTTATTCCAATAGCAGTTGCTGCTTTAGGTGCTAAAATAATAGAGAAACATATAACTCTAGATAGAAACCAGGATGGATTAGATCATAAAGCATCTATGGAACCGGAAGAATGGAAAGAGATGGTATATAATTTACGCTTATTAGAAAAGGCAATGGGCTGTAAAAAAATAGTTAATCAAGCAGAAATGCTTGCAAAACAATCATTTTGTTTATCTCCTTATGCAATTAGAGATATTGATAAAGGAGAAAAATTTAATAAAAATATGTTTAAATTATTAGCACCAGGCAAGGGTTTATTACAAAATGAACTGAAAAAATATTTTGGTAAAATAATAAAATTGGCAATAAAAAAAAATGAATGTATATCTAAATCATATTTTGAAGATACAATTTTGATTAAAAATTGGAAAATAGCTGATTTTAAAAAAAAATGGGGTGTTAAATGCAGATTTCATGATTTCCCACAATATAGTGTTCTTTCCTCTCCAGTAATAGAATTTCATTGTTCACAAAAAGATATATATGATTCTGTAACGGGCATAGCTTCTAATACTTCGAGATTAATAGTCCATGCACCAGAATTAGTCGATAGAATGTTAGTTGATATTTGTTCTGATAATGAAGAACAAGTGAAAAAAAGTTTGGATATATTACAACATACTATAAATAAAACTGTTAAATTAAGTAAAAATTTTAAAGGTAAACCTAAACTAGTAGTTCATTTCGGTGGTATGTGCCTAAAAGAGTGCGAATGTTGTAATAAAAAAAAAGAATTGTTAAAAATGTATAAAAATTCAGTAAAAAATTTTAAGAAATTAAATTATGATCCTGAAGAAATTGAAATTTTACCAGAAAATTTACCTCCTAAACCTTGGTATTTGGGAGGCGAATGGAACCAATATGGTTTTATGGAAGAAAATTATATGATTAATTTTTGTAAAGAATTTAAATTAAAAATGACTTATGATATATGCCACGCAAAGTTATATTGTAATTATAGTAAAAAAGATATAGTTGAATATACCAAAAAAATAAAGAATTATATTTCACATGTTCACATATCTGATACAGAAGGAATTAATGGTGAAGGGGTGCAAATAAATGAAGGTGACACAGATTTTTTACCAATTTTTAAAGAATTGGAAGATTTAGATTTTTCATGGGTAACCGAAATTTGGGCTGGACATATTAATAATGGAAAAGGTTGTTATAAATCAATGAAATTATTAGAACCTTTTAAAAAATATATTTGATTAATAACACTTAAAAATATTATTAAATAATATTATATATGAATTTTACAGAATTAAAAAATAAAATAAAAGGTCCTATTTACTCTATTATTACTCCATTTACTGATACTGAAAACATAGATTATAAAAGTTTAAGTAATTATATTGAATATTTATATAATGGTGGTGCTAGAATTTTTTATGCTATGGCGTTTAATACTAGATATTTATTAATGTCTAATATAGAAATTATGGAAGTAAATGAATTTGTTATTAAAAAAGTAAAATCATTAAATTCTGAAAATATTGTTATAGTTGGTGATCCTCTTAATTGTTCCACAAAAACTTCTATTGAATTTGCACAACATGCAAAACAACACGGTGCTGATATTATAAGTCTTATTTATAGGGCTTATTTATTTTTTGATGACCATGTTTATAATCATTATAAAACTATAGCTAATGCCGTTCCAAACATAGGTATTTTAGTTCACGAAATGCCATTTATGAAAGGAATCCCACAACATCAAGATGGTAGTTGGAATTTGGAGCTAATTGATAAATTAGCAAACATACCATCTGTTGTTGCCATGAAAGAAGATGCTAAGCAGGATGATTATACAAGAAAAGTTGTAGATTTAATTAGTGATAGAGTTGCTATTGTTGTATCGGGAAATGGTTTACAGCAGTGGTCAAAGGTATCCGATAAATGTGCTGCTTGGTTAACAGGAATTGGTAATTTATGGCCAAGAACAGAATTGGATTTTTATAACGCACATCTCCAAGAAGATGCAAACACTTGTAACCATATTATTGAGAATATTGAAAAACCTTTCTTTTGGGTAAAAGACAATTTAAGTTGGCATTTGGGTATTAAATCAGCACTAAAGGTTTTGAATATTATGGAAAGACATGAAAGAATGCCTTATCAACCATTAAATGATGAACAACACAAAAAAGTAAAAGAAATTGTAGAAAAAATTAATATATAAATCAATTTATATTTAAAGTTTATTTATTATTTTTTATGAATTTTTTAATTTATAAATTTAATATATCATGAAGTTTATTTCATTGGGAATTGGTTGTTGGGTAAAAATGTTAATAAAATTATTCAATAAAGATAAAAAAAATCAATTGTCAGATATATTTGATTGGTGTAAGACTTTTGATTTTAACAATTTTATTAAAGCTTTGGAAGATAAGTGGGATATATTAAAACATGAGGATATTACGATTTATAATGGAATACATAATACAAAATATAAAATTTATCTTCCACACGAAAATTCTAGTAAAATTGAAGATGAAAAAAATAAGTATATTAGAAGATATAAAAGATTCATAAATTATTCAAATAATGATGATGTTTATATATGTTTCAGAAGAATAACAGAGCCAGACAAAATAAATATACATGACTATAATTATGATAATAATGATAAAAACTCATATACGAAAGAAAATTATGATAGAATTATAAAATATCTTCCCAAAAATACTCATATTGTGCTATTATGCACTTCTTATTTAGATAAAAATATAAATATTTATGATAAATTTATTGTTTTAGATAATATAATAAATCCTGGATTATTATTTCATACATCAAGTAATAAAGAAAATCTAATATATAAAAAAAAATATCAGAATTTTTTTAATAAATTTAAAGAAAATGAAAATAGGATAACAAAAAGTCTTATAATTAGTTTAGGTGAAATAATTAAAAATTAATTATTAGGATTTTAAATAATATTTATAATTAAAGAAAATTAGTATATAAATTAATTAATATATAAATTAATTTATATTTAAAGTTAATTTATTTTTTTTATTATAAATGAAATTAAATATGGGCGGACCTGAACAATA